CCTACTTTTGGCATATTACCTCCTAGTGAATTGTAGGCCTTGCATCTTTGAAGGCCTGTAAAATTTCTTCTTGAATATTAAAACTTTCTGCTACAGCTAAAAACATCTGTTGAGTTTGTTCTGGACCTAGAGCTCTTTCATACATGTTTCTTGTAACAGCCATTAACGCACCACATACTTGCAAATAGTCTTCACTGCTATTTACTTCACTTTCAGCAGCTTCTTCTATTTTAACCATAGCATCACTTAGTTTTTGTATTAGTCGTTTTGGATCCTGCTCCATTGTTCCTCGATTTTGCAACTCTCTCAGTTGTTTGATTTTTCATAGCTTCTCTTGTAGCTGCCATGTTTTCTTTTAATATAGCCATTGCTTCCGCAGAGTCTTCTTTATTAGTGTCTCTTTTAGCATCAGCCGCAACTTTCATCAAGTCAATACTGGTATCAGCTTCTAATTTATCTCTTTCAAGATCAAGTTTAGCTGAATCCATAACCATATCTTTTTGCATTTCCATCTGCGTCTGCATTGCTTTTAGATCAATTTCTTGTTGTTTTAACTTAACAAGTGGATCTTGAGCTTCTCTGCTTATTCTAGCTTCTTCGTCTTGTGCTAGTTGCTGTGTCATTTGTGCTTCTATTTTTGCTTGTTCAGCAGCTTGTTGATTAACCATCTGATCCTGTTGTGCTAGCAATTGTTGCATCGCTTGTGGATTTTGTTGAGCTTGTTGCATTTGTTGCTGCAACTGATCAAACTGTGGTTTAAATTTTTCTTGTGTTTGTTGTCCTGCAATTAATGAAATATGCTCTGATACGTGTGCTTGTAACATAGCGTATAACTGCGGATTAATTTGTACCATTCTTGTAAACATAAACTCAGCGTGTGCTTGTATGTGTGATGCATGATCTTGCATTGGAAAAGCTTTTGGGTCTTGTCCACGCATAGCACCAGCATTTTCCATTGCCGGACTCATAGGTTCTGGCATTCCTGGATCTGGTTTTAATATTGCTTCTACATTATCAACACCCATTGCATCATACATTCTTCTGTATGCCTCACGTAAATTATGTAACTGTGGTGCAGCTGATGCTAATTGCAATTGCTGCTGTGCCAATGTTACACGTTGAGCCATAGAAAATATGTTAGGGTCAGATACAGGAAGAACATCTACACGTTCATCAAAATCTGCTTGTTTAATCATTTGATTACCGCCAACAACCATGTAAGGATACTGTGGTGGTAAGTAAATTGAAAATACTTTTGAAAGTAATTTAAATTCTATTTTTTGTGCATAGTGTAATCTTTTATGTATTGCACTCATTACTTTAGTTCCACGTTCAATTAATGCTAGTGTTGTACCAACAGGGTTTTGTTCGTTACCTTCACCCATCTTCATATCTGCTATTGCTGCAAATGATTTACCTGCATCAACTGCAAATCCTAATAGTTGAAATAATGTTGGACTTGGTTCTTTATAAGGAAGTGGTAATAGTGATTCTTTAATAGATGTACCTGTTACATCCACATCTCTAAATTCACCTGGTTGTAATGGTTCATCGTGATCACGTATACGCATACCTCGTGCTTTAAAACCTGCTGGTAAGTTAGCAAGAGTACCTGCATCAATTAACTGCCGCAAAACACTTGTTGCAGTTCTTGATAACCCACCTAGCATATGTATTAGACCAAAGCCATAAAAGCCTAGTCCTGGGAGGAATTTGTAATGTACAAAATAAGAAATCTTTGTTGGTTCTTGATCATCTGGATTCCAGTTTCTTCTTATAGCTAAAATAGTTCTAGAAAAAGAATCTATGGTAATGATAAACGGAAGCTTTACTCCACTTTCATTTTCAAATCCTGGTATATCCGCATTAACATGCATTTCTAGTATTTCGTGTTCGTCATCATCTGATGCATAATTTTTTTCTGCACCATCTAGTTCATCTACTTTATCTTGAATATCATTAGAATCAACCTGACCTGTAACTAGTTCTATATCACGATAAAACCCATTTACTTGTAATTTACGAATGTCATTGTTTGTCATTTTTATGACATGTGTAACTCTATCTGCTTGTTCTAAATCACTTGCCATATAGTTAATAATTAAATCTTCGCCAGAAACAAATTTACCAACAGCACGTTTTAAAATAGGGTCAAAATAAACTTTTTTAAATGCTGAACCTGCAAGTGGAAGATAGAATAATAATTGATCCATTTCTGGATCATATTCTTTCATTGCATGAGTTATTTGGTAATTCATGTATTCTTTAACACGCTCAGATTGTGCCTCAATCTCTGGTGTCGACAAGCCTATTACTTGCGTGCGTACGGGGCCGCTTGGGGGGAGAAGTTCCTTATAAGCTTGGGCTTGAAACTGTGTAACAGATTCAGCCAATAAGGGATGTACGACCCCGGATGCACCTTCGAATGGTTGAGTCCGATCTTCATATTTAAATCCTAGCATATCGAGACCTTTTATATAGGTATCGTGCCAGTCTTTTCGCGACTCCTTATCCACTTCGAAAGCTCCTAGAAAGTCATTTGCTAACTTTCCTAATTCTCCTTCTTCGATGTATTCCGCTAGGTTTCCATCGAAAGGTATCTTTGATTTATCTATTGGTGCATTTGGGTCAAAGTTAACCTCAGCTCCACCATCTGGTAAATCTGTTAATTCTATGTCTGGTTCAAATTCTACAGTTTGTTCTGGTAATTGTACTTCTTGACCAACAGGTTCAATATCCAATGCACCTTGTAATGATTCCAAAGCTTTATCTATATTATTTATTTGATTCTTTTTTGCCATTTATCTCCCCTTTTTTGTCAAGCCACCTTTCTTATACAATGGTAATCCTTTTCCAATTGTCTCTTGTGCAACTGGATCTTTAATTGATAAGAATGGTATTCTCCATGGCCTTCTTTTGTCGTCCATTATAACAGATTCAATTAATTTTGCATTACTTTTTTTCTCTACGTTTTTCAACGCTTTTCCTAAAATAGGTCCATAAGCAGCTTCATTTCCTAAATAATTTCTATTAGTAGGAGTTAAGTTACGATTTTTTATTCCTGGTGAAGAAAAACCAACACCATCATAGCCTCCGTCTTTTGCCACACGTGTTAAATACTTAGAAACAAACTCCATGTAATCTTGTGATTTTGCAAATGGTCCTTGCGGCACATCACCACCACCTTTTCCAATTGTTTCAGATACAATTTTTCTAACTTTTTCACGTTCCTCGTATAATTTTTTTAATGCTGGTGATTTTGGATTAACAGCTAAAATTTCTTCTATACGTGATTGAATAGCATCAAGATGTTTCATATTATCATCAACAACAATTTTATCTGCACGTGTTGCATATCCATCTTTACTACCTTCACGTAATGCACGTTGTATTGGCTGGTGCATATCAGATTGTATTTCTTCAACGAATAACATTCGTCTACCAAACTCATCTGTACGATCCGATGTTCGTACGTGCACGAACGCGTTTGCACGTGCAGACGAAGGTAAACCAAAATCATGCGAGTAAGTATATGTTGGTTCAGTTGTACGTAGTTTTCCAGGTTTATATTTAAATAAAAATTCCTGTGTATTGTCTCCACCACCTAGTGATTGTTGACCTGAATAATTAGGTCCTTTTGCGTATGCTTTTGGTTGAAAGGACACACCACGACGATTAAAAGCACTTGCTAAATTAACTAGAGGATATTTTAATTTAAAAGGTACACCACTTCCTTGTGCAATACCTTCTGCCAAAGAATCTTTAATACCAAAATTTTTAAACATATAGTCATCAACAGTTGTTGCAACTTTTTCTGCCATCTTTACATCAAGTTTATCGTTTTTTGATAAATTAGGCATTGCTCCTTGTAAGTATTTAATTAACCCTCCAACTTTAGGATCCAATGCGTCTGGATCCATTTTTTTTAAATTTTTATAGACATTATTTAAATTTTGTTCTGCACTACCTTTTCCAAGTGGTATAACTTCCATTTCTGGTGCAATTTCATCAAACTCTTTTAATAGTTCTTTTTTTGTTATTTTATTATTACCAAGACTACGTAAGTACGGCTCGAGTGATGAATCGTCTAGTTCATTTGGACGAATACCACGTGCTTTTAAATAGCCAAGCCATTGTTGTGCTGGCATTATTTCTTGTGGTGCATTATAAATCTCGTCACGTGAGCGCCAGAACATTGCTGGTGTGTCTTCTTTAGGCATTTTTTTACCTACCATACCAAGATTCACTTCTGGTGCACCTTCGCTTACTCCTTCCGCTGTTTTGGGAGGTCGTTTACCAAAAATCTTGAATGTTGATGCGTCCGACATTCTTAAACCTGCAAGTTCTTTTAAAGCAGCCTGTGCTTCATCCAAATTTTTATAAGTTTTATCTAATACTCTTGCACCACTTGAATCTGTTATTGTGTAAGGTCCTTTTGGTGGTGTGTACAAATCTGTTCTTACTCTTGATAAGTCTGGTCCTCTTCCAGCTGTTTTAGGTGCCATTAATTTTTCCATGTAAGGTTTGCCCTTACCTAATATTTTAGGGACAGCTTTTAATGCGCCTTTTACAATGCCACCTACTGCGTATTCTTGTGGATCTAGTGGTGGTAATACATCTACCATTCCACCTCTGTAATATCCATGCATGCCATATCCTCCACGGAATTGTGATTCCCAGTCCATTTCTTCTTCTTGCATTCTTGTTATTTTTTTATTCATTTTTAATTGTGCTCTTTGGGATGTTCCAAATATACTACCAGAAGGAGAAAATGAGTCAACATACTCGTGAAACATGTCCATATATCCTTCATCCATATCATTGACAGATTGGTAATCTACCATCGTATCATCCACATCACCCTTCATTACCCCCAATTCTTTTTCAAGTTGTTTTTTATTTGTAGTAAGAGGATATTCAACCCAGTCATCTTTTACGATATCTTCACCTGCAGCATCCATACTCCAGTTATCATCAACAAAACGTGTCTCTTTGTTTTTATGATCTATGACTATATGTTGGTCATTACCATGATCATAATTCTTGTTCTTCCATGTTAGAGAAGTTTGTCCTGGTTCCTCGGTTAAAATAATATCGTCCCATCTTTGTCCTTCTACACCAAGTTTTGGATTATCCCCTACTCTACTCGCAGTTGTTTTAACTCTAAAATAAGTTTCCTTTGCTTCTCCACCATAAATCTTTTTAGTTTGAGATCCAATTTTAGCAACCTGCGCACCGTTTGCTAATTTAGCAAAATCAAAATTAGATCCATGTGTAGGTGTGCCTTTTAATGTTTTAAGCATTGAACTAACCCACGGTGGTGCATAGTCTACGCTTTTTTCTCCGACTCCACTGAGTGCTTTAGTAACACCCTTAGGCATTGCTGATTTAGCAGCAAGTGCTCCAATGCCCTTCATGAAAAGCCTACGTGTAATATTAGGTAATACCATTATTAAAAACTATCGTCTGGTGGATAAAATTCTGTGTTCTCAAAGAAATCTCTTTCTTGTTGTCTTTGGAGCGAGGATTTAGGTCCTGGGACCTTGGACTTCACATAAGGCCACGTGGTTTCTTTTCCGTACTTATCTTTAAGATGTTGTGCCAATTTCATTTCGCGTTTATATTTTGGACCCATTAATGGTTTTGTGCCTTTAAAAAATGAGCCCATTAATAACTTAAGATCTTTCTCTGATAACTTCTTCGCAATTTTTTTTATTGCTTTTCTTCCAATCATGGAAGCTAATCCGCCTGCAGCGAAATTAAATTCTTTTTCTTCACCTCTAAGAAGTCTTCTTATATATTCTTGATTAGGTAAATATCTTAAGTTTCCTGTTTTTGTTAATCCGTAAGGTTGATCTTTTTGAACATATTTTAAAAATTGTAATAATTGTTTGGGATCAATTTCATCTGCTGTTGTTCCAATTTGTTGTCTTACTCCTGTTGGAGAATAAAATTTTGAAGACATTTGAGCACTTTTCATTAAGTTTGATAAAGGGTTTAATTTATCAGCAGACATATTACTGGAATACAAAAAATTCTCTATTCCTCTATTTTTTGCCTGGTTCATAAAATTTAATTCAGCTTTAATATTTTTAGGATTACTAGCTAATTGTATTGCTCTTAAAGTAGACATATTCGGACGTCCTGCTCCAGCAATAAGTTTAGCTAAATGCGCTAGTGAGTACTCATGTCCCATTCCAGCTGCTATTTGTGATGGGGATAAGTTTAGTTCATTTTTTAAAAATGGGTATAATTCATCGCCAAAAGCCATCTCATTAAGTGCCGATCTTTTATCCATAACACCTTCATATCCAAAACGTGGGTATTTAGTAAGTATGTCGCCTGCTGGTGTTAAATCATCTGCCATTCCTTGATGATATAGCATTTGCATTTCTCCACGACGTTTTTGAAATGCTTCATTAAAATCAGGGTCATTTCTAAGTTTTTTTCGAGATCCTAATCCTAATTCTTTGGCAAAAGCATCTTGTGCTTTAATATAACTTTTTTCTCCTGGCTTAGAATATCCTGCATTGTAAAGATTTACTAATTTTGCTACAGTTGGATTTTTGCTTTCAATTCCTGTTTCTATTGATTCTTTAATCTGTCTTTTTTGAGCGTTTGATAAATTTTTTAAATGGGTTTCAGTTCCCATTATACCTTGTTTGTATTGATCTATTTTAGTGGCACTTTGAGCTTCACTTTTAATTTTTTGAAGTTGATTTTTAGTAAAAATATTTTTAATAAGGTTATCACCATCACGTGATGCGGCACGTTTAGTTACATTCCTCACATTATCTCTTTTTAATCTAGTAAGATTAAAATCAAAATTCTCTTGTAAATTTTCAAGAATATCAATATTGGATTTACCCGGATTTTTTTTAATATAATCCTTAGCCTTTTTAGATGCTAAATTTAATAATGCTTTACTAATTCCAGCTATGGCCATTACCGTCCTCTATAATTATCTAATCCTGGTTGTCGATTACTAGGGGGTCTTTCTGTTGGTCGATTTCTTAGTGCCTCTAATCTTGGCGTTATGTATTCATCAAAAACTGCATAGTCACGATCTTGTATTCCGAAGCTGTTAGGTGCAGCTTCTGCTGTCATTGAATCCCGAATTATATTTGGATTAGTTGCTTGTGAGAATATTACATTTCTCATTGTATTTGGTTCACGGAAAAAATTTTTACTAAATAATTTACCTCTTCCTGACATAACTGGAAGAAATTGAGAAACTATCTTCTGAAATTTTGGGGATAATTTACTTGTAAGATAAGGAATTCCAATAGTTCCTCTTGATCCTAATACACTTAGCGCAGTAGGAATAGTATTTGCACCAAGACGAATTTTAGAAAGAGTATCTTTATATGGATTATCTTCATGAACTTCACTTGGTGGATAAATGTCACTACCTATTTCTCTAAGAAGATCTAAACTATCACCTTTTGAGGGAAATAAAACTTCGCCTTCAGGATCTTCATACATCATGCTTCTAAACATCTCAGGTAAAAAAAAATTACCAACTGGCATGAATGTTGATATACCTTCACCTGTTGCCAATGCAGTATTTCTATAATCACGTAAAATATCTACACCTGTTGCAAGAATTCCTTCCATAAGTCCTTGCGGCTCTGACATAGTTGTTGATTCAATACCATCACCAAAATCAGTAACTATATCTTCTTCATCTGTAAACAAATCTGATAATGTAAAATTATCTTCTATTGGATCTAAATTTTCTATTGTAACTTCGTCAACCATTAGTAATATACTCTCCCCGTGTCTTGAACTTTTGGTTCATCTTCAAAGTCATCATCTAGTGTAACATGATAACCTTGTCTATAACGCATTAGTGCTTGCGTGGTTGAATCCACGTAGTCATCGTTGTCGCCGAAAGGAAAAGCTGCACACTCTTCTATGACTTCTTCAGCGAACGTTTTTTTGGGCGCCCATATTGCACCAGCTTCAAAAAGTGGTGCTACGCTGTTTACCCTCGTATGTTTATCATTTCCTTTAGAGGGTGTAAAGTTTATAACAGGTATTCCTGATTTTTGCAACTCATGAGTGAGTGGCATACCAGAAGCCTTTGCTTCTATGAGAACCATCTCTGGTTCCCAGTATTTATATTGCTCCATTGCTTCTTTCTTTAACTCTGGAAAATTCCACCGATCACGTTTTGCATCTAGTAATATTAACGCTTTTCCACGTCCATTATCAGGATTAAATACACCCCACGTTGTAATAGCTGAATAGTCAGCAGATTCTTTTGCACTAAACGCTGTATCATAAGATTGAATAATAAACTCTAGTTCTGGAATCTTTTCTTCTTTCCACGTCTGCCACCACTCACGTTTTATAAGTGCACCTTCCTCGGACGTTGGTTGTTGCATCCATTGTGCTTGCCACTTGGTTAGTGGAATAGACGCTTTAACACCCATTAAACCTTTCATGGACCAGAAATTACCCCACATAGGTTTTTCGTTTATGACTGCAGGAAACTCGACAATTTCCCATTGGTCTGACATGTCATCTTTTCCTTGGGCCTCGAGCAGCTTACCAGTGAGATCTTTTACTGACCAACGTGTCATAACTAATACAATCGCGCCGCCAGGTTGTAAACGCTGACGTGGACCGGATGTATACCACTCGTAATGTGATTCTAGGACCGTGGGCGAAAGAGCATCTTGCTCTGAATGAGGATCATCAATAATAAGTAAATCGGCACCACGACCAGTAATAGCACCACCAACACCAGCAGCAAAATACTCGCCGCCATGATTTGACTCCCAACGTCCAGCAGCTTTTGAGTCAGCTGCCAAGGTAACTTCAGGAAAAACTTTTTCATACTCAGTAGATTCAATAAGGTTCTTAGCTTTACGTCCAAAACGAATTGCTAGCTCACCTGTGTGCGTTGTCTGTATCAGTTTTGCTTTTGGATGTCTACCCATGAAGAATGCCGGAAATAAATGTGATGCAAACTCCGATTTAGTATGTCTTGGTGGCATATTGACAATTAGTCGTTTTAATTCACCATTTGCAATACGATTAAGTTTTTCTGCGTAAATTTTGTGGTGATTGCCTTCAACAAACTCAGGCCAAACTGTTTTTACAAATTTTAGAAAATCTTTTTGTGTTTCTTCTTGTTTTTCAACAATTGCATTTTTTAAAATGTATTTTAAAGTTTGTGTATCTAATTTTTCTAAATTACTCGTAGAAATAGTCATCTTGGTCCCCTGCAGTCCATTTTACAATGTCTTCAACAGCATACTCTACTGTGGACACTTTGTAATCAGGTTTTTTCATTTTTGTAGGCGATCTAGACTTGTCATAGAACAAAACACGGTTATTTGGTTGTGCAGCGAAGTATCCATTGTCCAATTTTATAATATTAAAGGATTTATGCTCTTGAGGTGACTCTGAATAGCTAATATTTGGAATATTAGGGTCTGGATGGCAAGAATCAATGGTAAAAATCAATTCTCCTTCGTAAAATTTCTTAGAAGGGGCCAAATATTTGCATCTACAACCATTTACTTGCTTTTTTTGTATCACTGTAATGTGATAACTAAACGCATCCCACAATTCTAGCTCCTCTAGAGGCATTTTTTCCTCTGTTTCTTTCCAAACAAATGCAGAAATTGGTAATTTGTCGTATAATGCACCAGTTTGTGGTAAATATGTCTCAAAATATAGAGCTCGACCTTGAATTGACTTACAAGTTGTCCAAACTCCTTCCTCATATTCGCCGTGACCACGTTCGTGATCATACAAAAATTCTTTTTTTACTAAAACTTCTATGGGTGGTACGTTTGCTACTAAAAAAGCCATATAAAATGATTAAATTTTTTTAAAAATTTTTTATAACGTTTTTTTACATGATTGTCACTCTCAAACTTACCAAGAATCATAATAGGGTTCCTACTCACAAAAGGGGGGGTTGGGGGTCGAGACTTTAGACCGGGCGGCGAACGGAGTGAGCCGCATAAGTGTAGTTCCCGGGCGCGAGTTATCCACAGGTTATCCACAACTTACTACTATTAGCTATTGACATAGTTATCCACAACTTAATGCAATTAACTATATCAATGGCTATGTGTCCATGATACTAATGAACTATAAATAGAAAGGATAAGATTATGCCACAAGATATAATTAAAACACAATCAATCAACAATGTTGATATTACCCCTGTAATGAAAGAGGTAATAGAATACTCTAAAGACCAAGCTAGTATTGGTGATTTAGAACAACTGATTAGCAAAGTTCCAGCAAAAGACAGCATGGACTGGAAGCTAATTAGTGGTGTGCTAATGAACTCACTCGTTGAGTGGGTTGCAGAAGATAAGGAGGCAAGACTTGACTTGATTAAGAAATTGCAAGGAGATGTTGGATACATCTTAAAGCGAATGGGTTTGACTATGTAATCTTATCCTATAGTCATATTAAAGGGCAAATAATCTTCCGATAGTTTGCCCTTTTTTTACGCCCAAATCACAGGAAGCACCAGCGAAGTAAAGGATGCGCCCGGGCGCAACAGTAATCACGATTCGTGGGTAATTGGTTGGAGTTTCATTTATTGGAGTTTTGAGGCAAGAGCCGAATAACTCCGTTTATCTTGCCTCATGTATTGGCTTAAAGTGTAATAACCTTGAACACTACGACGTATATATTACCGTGCCAATGTTAGCTAAACTTTTCGGTATATATTAAGTACATCATTATGTTTAGCTGTCATCATTATATCATCAAATGTAATCCATCTCAACCCAATCTTTCTTTTTCTTGTGGATAACTTTCCAGTATTTGACATCTCGCAACTTTCATGCCCGGCGCGCCCGGTGCGTCAGCTCACCACTGGACCAATTGCCGTTTAGGTTGGGATTCGTAGTTTGGGAGTTTGGAGTTTCTGCAGCTACGGCGAGCTTCAGGAACAAATACAGCAGGACTGCAGCTGCTGCAATCTTGATGGGTATCAATAAAGTTAGTAAAAAACCTAGCATTTCTCTTCATTTCTTTCTCTTATCTCTTTTGTTATGTATGTTATATATGCATCCTGCTTCCAGGTGTCAATAGCCCGGGGCAAAAAAACTGGGAGTATCCTTACCTTTTACACCGAACTCTGCTTGGGGAAGTAAGCGGGCGCGCAGCGGGCCCGGGCGAAAGTTATCCACAGGTTATCCCCTGCGACTCTATGTCGCAGGAGTTTGGAGTTTGTGTCTAATTCGTTGTTTCTGGCTCTCCAAATAAATTGCCTAAGAAACTTGATTCAGCTTTCTCTTGTGCTTCTTCTACTCGCACAGCATTTCTTTTCATTACAGGAACAATAGCGTCATAATGTCCCCCTATTCTAGCAAGAAGTTGATTTGTTTCTTCTTGGTTTTCTGCAATCCTATTCAATGCACTAACGATTGAATCATCTTCTTCTAAATTAACTGTCATAATAACTCCTTTATTTCTATTTAGTAGAAATAGAGAGTGACTAAGTTTTTTAACAAGCTAGCATGAACTCTCTATTTCTATATATAATATAACATCTAACCCAACCAAATACAATAGACCACGCAAATTAGTTGTGGATAACTTTCCGAGCTTCACGGAACTTGGACAGCTACCCAACTGGTATGAATACTCTGATCGGGAAGTCCCGGCGCGCCCGGCAGCTGGAGCTGCAGAACAAGATCCACGAAAAAATGGCGGAAGTCTGGGGAGTTTGGAGTTTGCATCACGCTCTGACCAGGGCCCCGGGCTTAAACCCTGATGCGAGCTTCACGAAAAATGGCGGATTTCTGCGGTTTGGAGTTTGAACTTGACAAGTTTGTCCCGCGGGCGCCGGGCGCCTGGCCAGCAGGAACTAATTAGATGTCGAGTTGGGGGATTTTGGAGTTTGGGAGTTTAGGAGTTTCGATAAATCAAGGTCCTCGAGCCTTCCTTCATAGATCCCGGGCACATCTTGGACGTATTTTGTGCCTAGATCCTTGATTCTAGATCCTGAAAACAATTTAACGTGGCCCTTGGACAGCCCTCCAACCATGATGAATACAGGTGCTGAGAGCTGAGAATGACGCATATTCCATGCAATTTGGAAGGGTGAAATTTTTACTTTATTATTACTTTGTATGACCTTTAACTCAACTGTGAAGAATCCTGTAGTATTATGAAATACTAAGCAATCTGGGAATCCTGGTGTAACATAACTTTCAAGGCGTGAAACAACATAACCATCACCATCTTTTAAAGATTTCCTGAAACTCTTCCAGAGGTTTGACTCTTTTTTTGCGATCATATTTGACCTTACTTTTTACTATCTTCTGCTTGTATTGGGGTGATGTCTTTAGGTCCTTCGCTATCGGATTTCTCTTTGACCGAAAGGACAGTTTGATTACCTTCTTTATTAAATTTTCCATCTAATCCTATTTCCTTTAATTTTGTTAGAACTTCTTCTCTAGACATAGAGTCAATAGAACCTGTTCTGATCTCTTTTCTATCGACGTACAATCCGGCAGCTTGCCCACGCAACCGCTCAGCATTAACAGCAGCACTATAAGATTTTTCGCCAAGAGCTCTTTCGCGCAACCTTGCCAACTCTTGTACATGCTTATTTAATTTTACCTCGTGTGTTTTTTCAATTTCAGCTCTTCGAGCAATAACGGCTTCTACAACCTTTGGATACCTTTTACCATTTAATAATTCAGATGCTCTCACATTTGCACTGTCCTCTTTATAGCCAGCTTGTCTTGCACATTCTGTTGGAGTCAACCTACCCTCATTCTCAGAATATATCTTGACAAATACACGTTGTTTATCTGTTAATCCATCAGCTCTGATTGGATACTTTTTTGACATATTTGTGGCACCACTTGTGTCACCTCTCAATCTTTTATCTACCATGCTGTAACCCGCTGTATAGTTGAGTTTTTACTCATTTTATTATCTAAAAAACAAAAAAGTGCCTTGCGTTGTTTAGAGTAGTGACACATAGGTGACACATAGTAAACCATTGATATTATTGAATTAATCACTAATTGTGTCACTGTGTCACCAATATCCCGGTATTTATAAAATAAAAAAAACTTTTGAGTAAAATATACACTATACATACGCCTCACACAATGGAAATTGACCTATTTCTGCCATTCCCTCTTCTTATCCATCCACGTGCCTCTAGATTGTGTACATAACGATGCACTTCACTTTTGGACCTAAGACCAGCTAATTGTTTTATCTCTTCATATGATGGTGAAAATTTATTAGCTTTAATGAAAGATTTAATTTGCTTAAATATATCTAATTGTCGTGGTGTTAATCCCTCCTTCATTATTTTTTCTCCTCCATACCTTTAGCTTTAGGATGCGACCAATACTCTTTTCTAACTTGCCTAAGCATTTCACCTTTACCCCACTCATCAATTGCTTCCTTAGTTATTGATTTCTCTAATGTCTCTTGTATTTCTTTCTCTTGTTCAGTTAATACTAGTCTTTTAGGTGCTGTCTTTCTAACATACGTAGATATTCTAGACCATGTGATAATGTGATCATCAGCTTTTGCTCTTACATAACCACGTTCTGGGTCTAATTGTGGATATTGTGGTTCTGGCTGTCTATCAAAATTGTTCTTTATATACTCTAATACTTGTTCATCATTATCAAATTGCTTTACAACTTTCTCTACTATCTTTTTATCTTTCCATAAATTAATCTCGTACGTCTGCATGTCCTACCACCAAATATTCTATCTTTTTTACCCATCCTTTTGGGATAGCAATAGCACCACCCCCATGGTTATCGTCCCGGTCCACGCACCATGAGCGCATGATCACGACTTTTTCCTCATTATTCACAACCATCCAACCAACCTCCTGGCACAATGCAAGAGGTGCAGCTATGATATCTTTAATATCTATCCAACCAGTCTCTGTATCACGTGCGTCTTCCCACGTAATGCGTACCATTGGCACTTTGTCTATGTCCATTATTAAACGTCAACACCTTTAACAGGCGCATCCATCGTAAAATGTACATTAAATGCTAATGACCTACGCTCTCCTTCACATCTAAATGGATATACTTGATGTGTAAGCCAAGATGGAAATAAATAAAAATCTCCAACTTCAGGTTTTGCAATATAACTATGTCTTGCAAAATGATTAGGTATGGACCCTA